ATTATTATAGAGAGGGCCAGCTTGGGCTAAGATCAATGGATGAAACTTATCCCAAACTTCTTTTGGATGAAAGGCTAGTTCACGCCTCGCATTATCAACTCTATGCTGCATGATTGTTATTGGATCATCTTTTCTAGTGTAACAAACCATGTTAAGGATTACTTCCATGTCGAGGGCACCGACATACAAGCCTGTGTCAGGGTTAAGGACAGATCTTCTCTTAACTATGGTGTGGTTCTTCCCTTCATCGAACTCTTTCACCTCTGACTGCTTATCAGCACTAGTGTAGGTCATTTTAAAATGGTCCCTCATCACACGTGCATGTGACTTATTGTTCCAATATTTTCTATGTTGTGGGACGGCTGCCATAATGTCATCACCCATGACCCTTATGACAATCTCCTTAAAGAAATTTTTGCCATTTGTTTTCCAGTCATAACTCAACTCATCATTAATTACCAAGTATGAATAGGTGCACAAAAGCAGGTTACGCAAACAATTAAACCCTGCTGTCATGTAAGAGCCACTAGCAAAGCCTGCGAGCCAAAGCTCGCTAGTGTGCCCATAAGCATGGTAGCCCAGGACGCACATCTGAGCTAAACAAATCCTAACCCTACCTGGCGGGCTATCATTGTCATCACCATACCACCTATTGACGATACGCGCCAACGCTTCAACCATCCAAAGCGGGACGGTGCCATCAAAGTTTTTATAATCTCCTGCCATTATCCTATCCTTTCCACCAACTGCTTCAAATCTGCGGTGCATGTAATCCCAAGATGGTGAGTGAGGGTCAACACCAACTAATACATCACCTATCATAGCCGTGTCCACTAGGTGTTTCATAAATCCACCATAGTAACACTTAAATAAGACGGTGTACCGCAAGTCGGAACCTGAGACAAGTCTAGGGGTATTGATTTTTGTCTCTTTCCTTAACTCGTATTTTAATGAATCAGTGTACACCGTAGCAGGGACATAACTCTGTTCAATCATCCGAACCATTATGTTCCACTCTTGTAATACATTTTCGTACTCAGGACCTGGATAGCCGACACCATTCTGGTCTACAGTATAGAACGAAGACCTACCCCCTGGTATTTGAGCCAACGGAAAACCAGGACTGGTACTATGATCAAGTGGTTCAATGACTCCTGGCTCTCCAAGTATAGCAACCATTGGAGTGAGTATTTCTTTGACAGGAGAAGTGTTTGGCAGGGACAATACTCTATCACCAAGAATCATTTCAGCCCTCTCAAACTTTTCTTGATCTATTTCTTCATCAACGATCATATAGTTTGATCGAGCCACGGGATAATTGTCTTTTGT